TATCATAATAAATCACATCATTTGACCTGGTCGGCCTCTCCTTTTCATACCGCATCACGATAGTATAATCAGAGGACCATTGGTCTTGATTATAATCACGCGTTATATTGCCGCTACGCTCCTGCACCTCAGCCCACTTATTCCAAGCTCCTGTCTGCACAGCCACAATGCCACCGATGGCATTTTGTGATGTGGTATATCTTTTTATCTGAACTCTTCGGTTAAGTTTATACACGCTTATATGGTTTTAATATCATCTTAGCAATCGGCCCGATATCATCCGTTCCCACTGATCTATTGTCATAGAGATAATAAATCGCATTCAATAAGCCTGTTTTTAATATCTGAGGCAATTCATCATAGCCGCCTAAATACTCAGCCGTTATATTATCCCATTGCGGATATTCCAAACGCTGGAAATCATTGCCTCTCAAAGTATAATCAGTATCAACCGTCAACACATTACCTTCATCATCAGTAATCTGATAAATCTCAATGATAGGACCATAAGGCAGATAAATATTGCCATTGACATTATTCATCACAGCCGTCACATCTTTCTGCACAAATGCCACTCCGGTAAATGCCTCACACATTTGCCTTGCAGCTGTTATCAATGCAATAATCAGATTGTCATCATTGCTGATGTCTATCTTGCAGAAATCCTTTGCCTCAGTTAATGTCACTGGCTCTGTTATGCCTTCCTCATTGAATTGTACATCATAGATGCAATTGTAATCAACCATAAATTATTTTTAAAAAGCCCCACCCAGACGGGCAGGGCCTTATTATCAACTAACAAACCAAACACACAGCATTAAGCTACGTTACCAAGATCAGTGTAGATCGCAGATGCAGGTAACATCAAGTTGATCTCTTCTTGACACTCGATACGCGCAGTGATAAGGTTACGTTGGAAATTGTCGCTATCTTCCATAGAAAACTCAACAGTTAAAGCTTCAGTCTCAACTCTCTCCAGGTAATCAGCATCGATGATCAAAATCTTATCATCAGTTGCCCAAGTAGCAGAGATGATTGGTGTACCGCCGATGGTGATTCCACCATTAGGAGCAGATACAACACCACCACTTCCTTGATAGTATCCATTAGTGTACAACAGCTTATTTAAACGAGCCAATTGTGATGGATGTACAACAGCATAAGATGCATTAAAGTTAGCAGCTTGAGTGTTTGCAATCAAATCCATGATGGCCTTGATATCATCAGTTTCTGATGTAGTTGTAGTACCAGTTGCAGCACCAATAACAGTTGCATAGAAAAGAGCATTCTCTTTCTTGTAGAAATCTCTCATCAACAATCTTGGTAAAGTTGTCTGCATGTATGGCAATTGCTTAGCCATTTGCTTACTGAAACGAGCAAATCCTGCGATGTAGTTTTCAACCACTTTCACCTCAGTGAAATCGTAGTCAACTTGACCTTTGATAGCTCCTTCAGTTTGCTGAGCCAACGCACCCTCTCCACCTGTCTCACGATACTGAACATAAAGGCCAGTAGGAGATACAGCTGTAGGGATCAAATCACGCATGTTGATTTTCTGAGCTGGCAGGATAGCCTGAGTCGCGCTGTATGATGCTTGACCATCACCAGTAAGGTTAGCACTCAAAAGCATGTTACCAACAGCTTTCATTTCCATTCTGAAAGGCTTACCTTTCTTTACATTTTGGATGGCATCAAAATTAGCCTCCAATCCTTCAGCGAACAATTGTCCGAATGATTTTTTTTCCACTTTACTTTCTTTTTGGGCTTTTACACGAACTTGCAAAGCATCAAATCCTTTAAGGATTTCAGCTTGCTCGCTCTTAATTTTATTTACTTCTGTCTCCATTGCTTTGGCATCCATGTTTGATGCAGCAAACTCAGCAATCTTGGCATCAACTGTCTCAACTACTGACTTCAATTGGTCAGCAATCTCGGTCTTAGCTTTTTCGCTGATGGAAACTTCGAGAGCTGATTTCAGACCCTCTAATTCTGCGATTAATTCTTTTTTTTCCACGATTGGTTATTTTTTAAGATTATTATTAAACTCACGCAATGCCTCAATCAATCCGCTATCTTTCGGCTCTGTGGATTTCTCCGGCAGAGTGTTTTTTGAATCGATTATAAACTGCGCTAATTGTTTACTATGTAATAGCAACATCTGAATAGTGTCATCAGTTGCTGTAGTATTGCGACAAAATTTCTCAATGGCATTTACCCTGGCTGAGAATAAGTCAACATCAAAGCCACTCTTTAGTGATGTTATTGGTGTCATAGGATTAGCACCCCATGCAGTGAGTGATGATCCTTCATATAGCTTCATCTCAGTAATCTCAAACTGACCACCTGCCGGATTGGCAAGATAGTCCTCATAGGATTGGATTCTATTTCTCTTCACTATCTGAAATCCGATTGAATGCTCAGTAATCAGACCGCTCTCAATCATTTTAATGAAATCTTCGCCAAGCTCATGACTACCAATTTGACTCTCATAAGCCAGGCCGTAATCATCCTCAACCAATGACTTAATCACACCTAATGGCTGTGATGGATCATGATTAAGTAAATGCTTGATTCTTGGCATCTTGCTTTGTGGACCTTGCTCCTGTATTGACTTTGCAAATGCACCTCTGCGAATGATGTCACCATCACTATCAACATTGTTGAACTTGCTGAAATATCCAGTCACAATGCCTTGCTTTGCATCAGTATCAATGATCTCAGCAAGTAACATATCATCCTTATATTGATATACACTCTTCACGCTCATAAAGTTAATTAAATTATTAATACAAAAATCATGCTCTTATTATTTTGCCACTCTGATCACGCATAGCCTTAAATGCTATCACACATCTGCAATTCACTACCTCACCGGCAGGTACAGGATCACCGCTTGAATTGGCACCCTGCTTTCTTACACCAGGTTGCATCATCGTAATGTCTCCATACTTTGGTGACTGCAAGGTAAATGGCTCTTCGATTGGTAGCCGCTTACCATCAGCAACTCGATGATCATGCCTTGTCCGCTGATCCTTCACCGCAATCCATATCTTTTCCATCTTATTGCCCGATGTCATAGCGTAAATCATAGCTGCACCATTGGCACTGGTCACTGTCTCAGTCCTTGCAATTCTACGCGCCCTCATTGATGATAGCTCGCTGTTAGTCCGCAATTCAGCTACAATCTGCTCAAAACTCCATCCAAGCTCAGCCGCTTGCGCTAATACCTTGCCTATGACTTCCTTTGTGTAATCCGTTATACCTGCAGCATCATTTAATAAATCAACACCATAGTATTGGCGCATCAACTCAACAATCCTTTCATTGAATCCCATCTGACCGGTTGCCTTTACTGATTCCGTCCTTGTCACTCTTGCCCACTGCGGACCCACCGTCTGATATAAACTCACCAAAGTATCGTAAATAGGAAACATCGGCACCAGGTTAATGTCTTTGTATTTAATGAATGCATCAACCTGCATCTGCAAAGCCTTCACAAACTTCCTCTCATAGATTCGCTCATACTTTTGCTGAAATCTATTCCACTGCCTCCAATATGCTGATTGCTCCGCTTTTGTCATTATCCGCAAAGATTTGCTAATGTCAGATTAAATATCAATGATATAAAAAACACAGCCCACGTCTGATTGATGTCGGGCTTTGTCACATTATCCACGTTACCAATAAACTTTGGCCACTTCTTAAATGACTCCACACCGAATATCAAAGCCACACCAATAAATGCAGACACAAAGCAAATCGGTGTAAACCACACCGCATGCCCCATATCCAACAATTCAGCTGATATAATTGGGCATGGCGCACCAATCATCAATAACATTGCCAAAAATATCTTTGGCACTTTTAGTATCTTATCTATCATAATATGTCTTTTAGAAATATCGGTAATGCGCCAACAATCGTAGTAATGAAATCGGGCCAGTCAAATATCATCCTATGTCTCTTTACATCCCATAATTCTTTTGCCAACGAAAATAAACTGACTACAATAATAGCCACCGCAGGATGCACAAAAAAAGAAAATAAACAATAAATAAGGCCACCAACAATAAGATGATTGGCTTTGTCAATTTGCTTGATTATGATTATATTTTTCATCTAACTTTCTTTTCACATCTTCAATCACCTGCATTTTTCTCCACTCATTTTGCTGTCTCTTTAATGGGCAGGATGGTGTCGGCATCATCTCCAATAACATCAATGTCACCTTTGTCAAGATACGATTGCTGATGTCATCAATGGTCCGTTTTTTATCCATTCGGCAAAGTTACATCCGGTACACTGATTGACATGTCACTCAAAAACTGCTTGCCACTATCCACAATTATCTCATTCATCGCAGGATCATTCAACACTTCAAAATGCTGGATGGCTCTTTTCTCATTCGGAGTAATCCACCACATAGCAGACAATGCATCAGCCTGCGCCTTCATATCATCCTGCAACGCTGGGACATCACTCAAATCAATCTCAATGGTACGCTTGATGCCATCTTTCGCATAGTGCGGTATCACACCATTAATCAACGCATCTCTGAACAAATGTATGTTTGGCAATATGCTGTTAGTATACAACATCTTCATTGCCGTATTCATGTTATCGTATGTCGAAGCTTGCTGATTATTTAACAGCACTTCCGGAAACTTATAGGCATTGCATAACTTGGTAAAGTCAATCTTTTGTAGCTCTGCCACATCAAGATCAGCAAGGCTCAATCCAAGCTCAATGTATCCCATTTCTCCGGCTGCAAAGTATGGCGCACCCTTGGCAGATGAATTGCGCAAGTAAGATGCGAAATCAGTTTTACGCTGACCCAATGCCTCGATGGCATAATCACTCTTCTCATACACAATACCAGGAACACCGCCGTTCTGCATCTGAGCCACACTCGCATCCATTCCGGCATTCAACCTGGTCAATCTTTTGCTAAGTACTTGCAACGGACTTAATCCCCTCCATTGCTGACCATTGGTGACGGTTGGATTATAATATTTCACATGGATGATATCTTCAGCCGGAATCGTTCCGCTAAATCCTTGATCCAAATATTGATATCCCAAAATGCGTTGAGGAAATGTATCTGATATTACTACAGTCACATTCTGATTGTTCAGCGTATGTAATATCACCTTGCCTGCATTAGGACCAAGCTCCAATATCTCTTTATACAAAAACAGCTCACCTGTGATGTATAGGATGGAATAATACTTCACTTTATCCTCATAACTCATCGACTCGATAAAGATGTCAAACTTATCCGTCTCCGGCAAATCAACCAAAGC